CGCAAAAGTTTCTTGCGTGAAAGAGTTGCTTTCTACTACCTAACTTGAGCTCTTCTTCCTTCCCCCAAAGTTTCCATGACGCTCCTATTTTCCTGTCCCCATGGAAAAGATCCACCCATGCGGCATATTTTCCTTCCTGTCTGCACATCCTATTCCGACAGGACTTCGCCGCGGTGGAAGGAGATGAACGCATGGGGTTTATTGTTTTGGGGATTCTTTGCGCAGCTGCTGTGGTGGTGACCTTGGCGTGCCTGTGGATTAACCGATGAGGGGCGCTGGTTCTTCACAGGTATCTTGGGTGAAAGATTCGTTTGAATCCAGCGGGATTTTGTCAGCGCGTTCACGGCTTTTTCACTGCATAAAAATCCGCATACGAAAAACCCCGGAAACGCAACGTTTCCGGGGTTTTTGGCGGAGAAGCCGGGATTTGAACCCGGGCTGCGATTACTCACACTACTCCCTTAGCAGGGGAGCCCCTTCGGCCACTTGGGTACTTCTCCATGTCAAGCTCGTATGCAGTTAAGAAAACTGGCGGAGAGAGAGGGATTCGAACCCCCGGTACCTTTCGGTATCACTGGTTTTCAAGACCAGCGCCATCAACCGCTCGGCCATCTCTCCATAATGGAACCAGCTTTGTTAGCATACCACGTTTCCACCGCTTTGTCAAGAGGGAATTTACTTTTTTTCAGGAAAAGTGTGCGGCGCGCGGCATTACGGCAGCTGTGCGCCGTCCAGGAGCGCCAGAATCGCGTCGCGAACGACAGCGCTCATGGTCGGAAAAGCGGCTGCGCATTCATGCGCCGTTTCCTCGGTCGGCAGGCTCACCATCAGCGTAATGGTCGGCTGCGTCGGGTTGTCGCAGGCGGTCGTCAGCCACTCCGAGTCACTCACCTGCAGCACGCTGCACCCGTCCGGCAGCTTCTTTCCCGGCGTGTGGCCGCTGCCCAAGGTGGACAGCAGGAGCAGGTAGACCTGATTCATGCACTGCTGCCAGCGCTGCTGGAGGCAGTTGATGCGTTTGCCCGTCGGCAGTGCAAAAGTGATGTCCAGCAGGACGTTTCGGCGGTCGACGATTCGCAGGTGCAGCCCTTTTTCGCCGTTCGGGAGGTCGAAAATTTCCACCGCCGCCATCTGTTCCGCCGCGAACCGCTCGCGCCACTGCGCCGCGCCGCTGTCAATCAGCCCGCGACGGCTGACCGGAATGTGCATCTCGAAGCTGTTGAGCAGGTAGCGTCCCGCGTCGGTCAGTTCGAGCGTCCCGCCGGATGTGTCGCCCTGACGGCGCAGTTTGCCCTCGCTCTCCAAATCCGCAATCGTCAGCTGGAGGGTGATATAGTTCATCAAGTCGGTGTCGGTCATGACAATCAGCAGTTGCTGGTCGGTCATTGCGCCGACGGTTTTGAGGGCATAGAGGATGAGCAGCCGGTTCTCGGCATCGGGGATAATTTTGCGCTGCACGCGGCATCAGCCTCCTTCCCTACGGATTTTTTCTACATTATAGTAGTCTCTTGTTGCAGAGGGTTTCGCGCCTGCGGACGCGACCAAAGGGCATGAAAACAAACGAAGTTTGCGGTCGCCCTTTGGAAACCTTCGGCGTGCGCCTTAACTAATAGCATTTACGAAAACACCCCCTCCGCCAGAGGCTGAGGGGATGCGCTTGTCGGCAGAAAGGCCGCGCCGGCGGCACTTGCCCCATTGCAGACCTTTCCGCAGCTGATTGTCCTGAATGCCCCCTGACGCTTACGCGAGGAAGGGCTTGATCTCGGCCAGCAGGTCGTCGCAATCGTCGGAGTAAATCTCCATCGTCACAGGCTTGCTCCAGTCGAGGGAGAAGATGCCCAGAATGGACTTAGCATCCACAACGTGACGGCCGCTGCGCAGATCCATGTCATACGGATACGCGCCAACGATCTGGACGAACTTGGCACCATCGGTCATCAGGTTCAGCTTGATGTTCACGGACTTCATAGGTGAACCACCTCCTTCTTTTTTGTCCGAATATAAGTATACTATTTCCCTGCCAAAAATGCAAGAGGGAGCGGATTTTTTTCCTGCCTTTCGGGTGATTTTCGCCATTTTGCAACGGAAAGCGGCTGATTTTTGTCCTTTTCTCATGCAATTTTGCCTGTTTTGTCCATGGTAATACTCCTTCGGCGGATGATTGCGCGCATTTGCACAAAAACCGAACTTTTTTTATTTTGCCCTCTTCCATCATTCGTAGATTTGTGCTATAATACGATTCAGGCATCGCCGGATTTTTTATTTTGCCTGATTTGCTCCGGTGTGCCCGAAAAAACCGTACCATTTCCATACGATTCCCGGATGATTCAGGTGCATCGGGATTCGCATTCGACCACCGA